AAATGGATTTATACTATCAAAGAAACCGCTTACTTTTTCCCTCGCCTTTGCTCCTAATTCAGAAGCTCCACCTGTAACCGATCTAATCTTATCAGTTACGGCTGTTATTCCTGTTGTGACTGAGCTAATAATTTCTTTTATTTGATCTATATCCCTTTTGAATTGACCTACTATCGAATCAAAAAACTGAGAAAACCATTCTTTTATCGGTTCCCATGCGTTTTTAATTTTTTCAATCGGTGAAAATCCGAAAAACCCTTGAATGAATTCATCAGCAAATTTAATACTAGCGACTAATCCATCCCAAAAAGCATTGAAAAATGCTTTTAATTCTGACCAGCTTTCAATAATAGTATATGCGCCTAAAGCTACCAAACCAATGACTGCAATAACAGGACTAGACAAAATACCTACAACGGTTGTAAATGCAACTCCTATACCTGTAATTATTGGCATTAATGCGCCTAGTGCAATAGACATAGACCCGAAGGCAATCAAAAGAGGACCTATAGCGGAAGCCAATGCCCCAACAATTACAATCATTTTTTTTGTTTCAGGTGATAAGTTGCCAAACCATTTTACCATAACTTTTACTTTATCAATAAAAGGAGTCAATGCAGTAGCTATAATATCTCCAAATTCCTCTGTTAAGTCCCCTATAGAATTAGATAACTGTTTAAATGGTCCTAATCCTGCCTTGGCTGCGGCTTCTGCTGATCCCCCGTATTGTTTTTCTAGTTCATCAAGTATTAATGTCTGAGCTTCTGCGATTCTTCCCGCTTCAGTAAGAGCTTTGATTACTTCTTTTTGATCTTCTGAGAATTGTATCCCTGATCGGCTCAATGCTGAAAGATTAGCAATAGGATCATTTAATGCCTTGCCTAGCTGTATAGATGCCCCTTTCAAGTCTCCATCTAATCTAGTCGCTAAATCAAGAGCCGCTTTTTGTGTTCGCGCAAACTGTTCGCCTGTTATATTAGTGAATGTCAACATCTGAGCAGTGACATCTTTTAATATCTCCTCATCCCCGAATGTAGTTATATTCTGTAGCTCGCTTGCCATTTCTTGCAAGCGTTTAGAAGTAAATCCTACGGTTCCACCAGTAGATTCTAAACCTGCTTCAAGTTGTGCTATAGCTTTAGCTTGCTTATCGAATGCACGTACACTAGCTACCCCAAATCCAATAATAGGAGCAGTTAAGCCAATTGACATCGACTTTCCTACTTGGTTCGCTTGTTTTCCCATCTTTCGAAGAGATTCACTAGCGTCATTTAGTTTTTTATTAAATCCTTTTGTTTGTGCAGTAGCGCGTTTAATCCCCGCGCTTATTGCATCGTCAAACTCGATCCTTATAGACTGAACTAATTCTGCCATTTACTCTTTTTCAAATGATTTGTTTACTTCAAGTGTTCGATTCATCCAGAATTTCATTTGCGAGACTGTCATACTTTCAACTTGTGAGATATTTTGCCCTAACCCTTGCGGGTGAGCTAAGTATCCCATCATGTCAAAAATAGTAGCCTCGCTTATACGAAAAAAGGAATCATAGCATAAGCAATCTTAGTCAACTGCTTATACGGTAGTGCATCTAATGAGCCACTTGCAAGACCTCCTAAAGTTTCAGCCATTTTCACAACTTTAACAGCATCAAAATGAATCTTTTCTTGTGTGTCAACTGACATCACCATTCCGATTTTCTGAAACTCTTTTCCTGTTGGTTCTCGCAGTGTTATTTCGGATATTTTCTCCCCAAAATTAATAATGGGTTTTGATAACTGAATTGTTATCGACCCATCATCATTATTAACTGTTTCTGGTATTTCTTCTGATTTCTTGCTCATATTTTTATGCCTCTACTTCTTCGGCTCTGTTTGTTTCGAATCGTAAAGTAAACTTGCCATCCGCGACAGTTACCTCTACTTGATTAATTTGATAAGCGTTATGCCATACCCCAATTTTACCATTACGCAACACACATTGAACATCTGCTTGTAAGTTTTGGAATGATGATAAGTCAAGCTCGCTATCGTCAACACAAGACAACTCAATGAACGCTGGCACTTTAGTGATATTAACACCGTAATGACCATCTACACCGAGTTGAGATTCAGCCGATTCAACACCGATTGAATAAGTTATGTCTCCGAATAAGTTGACAGGCGAGCCATCAATTAAGATGCTCGCAGTTCCATTAATTATTTTACCCATGATTTACCTTAATTTAAAATGAATGATAGACGACTTGCGAAAATTCTCATTTGATTAACAAAATCAGTAGGCAATACAAAATCCAATCTATTAGGATCTACACCGTTACGTTCAACTATCAATTCAGATTTGAATTGTGCAACATTTTCAAGTATGCCAGCTTCTTCTAGTTCCACGAACCACGCAATAGCTTCTGCCTTTGCAATCTTAGGAGTGACAATAAATTGCCCTGCACTAAATACGGCTGTATCGTCCGCTAATTTGTGACGCGGAAATTTAGTAAGCATCCATTGATTAAAAGTGATTCTGCAATAACTAGCAGTCAAAGCAGTCTGAGAATCAAGCCAGCTTGCGTCAGGTTGATCGAATGAATTTTTCTGATAGTTTGTGCAACCTCTATTAATTAAAACCGCACCACTAGAACTAATCTTGTGAGTTGCAATTCCATCATACATAAGAGTGTTACGTTCTGAGAATGTTCTTTCATCTTCTGGATGATCAGGTAATACACCGATCAATTCTAATCCCTGCCAAGGCAATGCAACGTCTTGAGTCGCGCTTGTTGATGCTTGCCCTGCATAAGCACCAGCCCAACCATGAGCAGGAGTATATTCATTTACACCAGCATCCATTGTTGTATTGTATTGGCTATTGCGATCATTACCCCATGTGCCAACTGCTGAAGTAGTTCCACCATAAGCATTGAACGAATGACCTTCTAACTGAACCATTGCATCATGGCGGTTTGTCATTTCAGCATCCCATAGATCCATATTAGCATCATCGGTATAAGGCTGAATAATGAAATCGTATCTTTCATCTGGAATACCCGCAATTGCATCAGTAATATCTGGATTACCTGAACCATTAACAGTAATCGCACTTGATAGAGTTACGTTTGTTGGAAACTTTTCTGTTCCACCGTAATTCTCTGCTCTGTAATTGAAAATTACCTTTAAAGAATCAGTCCAAAGACCGCCATTCTTAGCAGTAAGATCAACTAAGCTAACATTTACTACTGACGCATCGAATAACAAATCAGTATCGTCATTTACTGTTGATGCGAAATTTGTTGCTATTGTTCCAGCACTATCGCCAGCACTTACAGACGTTGATTTTTTACGACCTCCAATATATGAGTGAATCGTTCCTGCTCCAGCTGTTCCTGCAAGTGATACAGATACTCTCTGAACTTGTGCGGTTCCTGAGTTTGGCACTGCAATAACATGAGTTTCTATATTCTTATTGTTCTTTTCCCAATATTCATACATATCAGCGAGCATAGAACCTACACCGCCTAATGTTTTCGCTTGATCGCCACTTGTGCAAAGTGCAATAGTGTTATCCGCTAAAGTTCCTGCACTGGTCTTTTGACCAATAATAAGAGCTTTACGCTGTATTTGTTGTAACCCCCTTAGTGCTCTAGTAGAGTCGAACTCCATATAAGCACCAGGATTCCGATTGCTCGGATCGACTTGATTGAATGATATAGCCATTATTTAGCCTTCTTTTTTGTTGATTTAATCGGCACTAGATCACCGTATTTTAAAAGTCTCACTACCTCTTTAGATTTGTTGACTTCTTCACCTTCATCTTTGTAGTGTTTGAATTGTTCAGCTTGAGTCTTTCGGACTTTTAATCCCGCCCTCGGTTTTACGAAAATTCTTTGCATAATTTAATTAATTCTTTTTGTTATTGCATTGCAAGTAAAGCATGATTATATGACGGCAAAATTTCATGCTAACTTAAATCTACTTCAAATGATACTGCTGGCTGTGCTTCATCGGTGAAGAATGTCGGCTCAATAGTTCCTGCAATTGTTATTAGGTCGTCAACTTCTTCTGGATTATGTGACCCGATGCCTTGAGTAAGGTTCGAAACATTAAACCCAATATCAAACGTAAATTTATGAATGTATCTTTCTGCATCTACCGCAAAAGGTTCATCGCCCACAAATCTAAATTCGTTATACTGAAAACCCTGATCGTTAGCGTCATATACATCTAAATTCCAATAAAGTAATGCCAACCATAACGCTTTTCTAATATCGTGCACTTGATCCTGAGCGTTTAATCCTGTTATGTCGTTCTTATTCTTATTGTCGAGCATTAAGAATATATCCAATGATTCAGTGACATCTTGAATTAATGTTGAACTGTTACGGTCTCCAATATTACTTGCCGATGACCCCCTATAAGTTACAAACATAGCAGGGAATACAGACCTATGATCACGAATAGCAGTTTCAAATTCTGCAACTCCATAAATACGACTGCCCCATGTCCCGCTTGGCAATTTGGTTCTTAATCGCTCAACTATTTCTGATATTCTCATTTAGGCATTGCCCCTTCTTTTACTGCTTTCTGGATTAATACTTTAATCTTTGGTTCAACCTGATCAAATGAAGGTTCGAGCCAAGGTCTACCGCCTTTTGATGGGTCTTTATTTTCCAAATATTCACCATACTTAATATCAGTTCCTACAATAGCCTCGCCCTTCATCTTTGATACAGTTGTAATACTTCTTGCTAAAATACCTGTATCAGATTTTGGAAATTCACCTTGTGCAGATCGTTGACCAATTATACCAGATTTACCCCTCTTATATTTTCGTCCAGATCGTTGCCCGCTTTGGATATTCTTTTGAGCTTTTAATTTAACCAAGAACGCTGACTGTGTAATCGCCTTATCTACATTCCCTCGAATATCTCTTTCGGCTTGAACCAAATAAGCTTCAACACTTCCTGTCATTTTGATTTTAGCTGACATAACTTGTTTCTTCGCCCATTTCCTCTAATTGAAAAATTATAAATCTGTTTCGTTCGTTAAAAATCTGACTTGTAGATATTCGAAACAACCGATCACAATAGACAACGTGATCTACTTCACCTGTAGTATCAAATTGCTTGTCGTATCGTATAGTCAATGTGTGGCTTGTCGTATCGAGTAGATTTCTAACGGTGTAGTATGACCTACCAGAAACACTAACCAACTCGCCCCAAACATCTTTGACTTGCTTGTATGTGGTTGTGTTGCTGAATGTATCGCTAGGAGCATCGGATTCCTTTTTCAGTGATACCCTGTGCCTCATTCTGCCTATTAGAGAATTACTCATACTGAATAAATCATATATCCCGATAAATTAGCCATAACTGAACCGTCAACCATTGCTGTAATCGTTCCAGATACTAATGCTTCTCGGTTCTCATACCAAGTAGCCACCATTTGCATAATCGCAAGTTTTACTTGATCTGGAGTAGATTCTCCACCAACTGTATAATTTATCACCATAGAATCTAATAATCTTAGATCATATGTGCCTAAATCGAATAGTATGCGATTATTATAAGCGTCATATTCATCGGTAGGAATTACACTCGAAACATTATCCTCATCATATACGGTTATCGAGTTGACCGATTG